GACTCCACATCAAATCAATGTTTACCGGTATTACTCGACCATCTTCAAAATTTGCCTGTATCGGGGTAATATTGGGCGTTTCTAATATTTCTGGCTCAATTTGTTTGATATTGGTATCTACAGCAAAACATTTATATTCGTGCGGTTCTGGTGGATCATCTCTAGTTGTTAATTCGGCCCACCATTTTATATCCATTCCACTACCGCACCCCATATCAGCAACAGTACGAATACTATCCATGAAACTGTCATATTCATACAACAATGTTAATATCTGTTTACTATGATTATGACTATCTATTACATTTTTAAATTGATCCATCTGTTAATATATCCAATACCACTGTTTGTTTAAATTTTTTAAGGCGGGGTTCAAGTTGGTGGCAGGCTTTGGCTATATCGTTTGGTTCACCCCAGGCACGTTGTGTTGCTAAATGGCTTGCCCATATGGCACAACTTTCTTTTGCTATCTCAACGTCTAATGCATTATGGTACGGGCGTGCACGGCAACAGGCATTGTACTCTGATAATAACTCATCTGCACGTTGATGCCAGTCCATTATACTACCACATCCTCCATTCCTGCAGTTCTTAACCGAACCACATGTCCCAACATAAAGTTTTTGCTCTCTATACCCTTCATAACTCCCAACCATTTGTTACGCAACAATGCCACCTCATTGATAATTGTTTCCATGTCAATAACTTCATCTTCGGCCTCTGCGTACTTCTCAGCATCTCTGCTAGTCAGCGCCCTTGCATAGGCTTCCAAATATTTTTTATAATATGTTTGTCTTATTTTGCGTAATTGTATATTTAAATAATTTAATACTGCCTCAATCTCTTGTAGTTGATTGAATCTGTGCTCAGTCAATCCCGGAAGATTGCTCAAAGCACGTTCTATATTTCCCTGTATCTTTATTTCGCCTTTAGCTGAGATTAATTCGGCTTCATAGTAACTTATAAAAGAAGGAATTTGCCCAAGGTCAGCTACAATTTTATTGTAAAACATTCTTTAATACCTCGCTTAACCATGGAAAAGTCTTTTGCCAATTTAAATTTCTTCTTGAATCAATAGCATCTAAATATGCAACCAATTTTACTTGCAACTCGTGTTTGTTGATAGTGGTATTATTAGACAAAGTTTTACAGATACCATTGAGAGTCTGGCGTGTATTCTCAATATCAAACGAATCACCGATTAAGTATTCTTTTACTTTTTCTAAGTAAGGCTCCCATAACGAATATTCAAATGCACTTGCACTTAGTAGGTGCTGATCAATTGGTAGTGTTAAATGCATATACCAAGATATTGGTTTTGTTTTATTCCATTCAACAAACTTTTCTGCCAACAATGGCATACTTGTTATACTTAGACTATTTACAGTTGACAGTATACTTAATCTTAGAAAATCAAATTGTAGCAGATAATTAAAGTTACTATCAAATATATCACAATCAAATCCATATCTAACGTACTCTTGTTCAGGACCCCAACTATCAACGCTACAAAGTATATCTAATCTTTTTATTTTATGATCTTTATATAATTGTTCTAGTGAGTTTATACTCTTACGCAAATTGGCCGGTTTAACAATTAGATTTGTAATAACGCTTAATTCTAATTTTGGATTAGGATGAGTGTTTATAAATTCAATTAATCGTTCAAAATCAGCCTGGATAAATGGCTCTCCGCCCAAAATATGCAATCTATGTAATTTCTCAAAATTTTTGTCTAGCCATTCCCACATCAATGGTGCCAACTCATTGTAATTATTTTTTGTTAATGTACTATTACTATTATCCAACAATACGGATCCAAACTTTTTATTTTCTTTTTGTATGCTTGAACTAAAAGATTCGTTGCAGTACAAACAACTCAAATTACAAGTATTATTAAAAAATACTTCAAGTATAACTGGATTGATATTAGTTAATTTAGGATTAGTATTTAATTCCTGAGGGTAAACAAAAGGGATAGTATTTTGAAAGTTTCGATCACTGTACCCACCCGAGTCTTCGATATTTTTACAATACTCACACCCAGCACCAGGCCAGTTACCTTCTAACATCTCTTGCCTTGCTTTTATTTTTTCAGGTAAATTATGAAAATTAAAAAAATTTTCCTTATTGAGAGTACCAATGCTTGACCGATGACAACTAGCAGTTTTGCCGGTAGTTAGATATACTGTACTCCATGCCCATTTTAATCTACAAGCTGTGTTAGTCTCGATTGGGAAATATTTGTTTGCCATCTAGTACTCGTTTTCGTCCTCGATTGATTCATTGTCGTCATCATTGACATATTCTTTAAAGGCTTTTGTGAGTATACCGTCTGTTCCACTAAAATGAGCAAGATCAACATCGTTTAACATGTCTACCATAACGCTCATTAAATTATCTGCGGCTTCTTGACGATCCTTAACTGGAATGTATTGTTTTAAAATTGTGTACGCTTCACCAAGTACTTCTATATCTATGCTCATTCTTCGGTCACCTCTGCTGGTTGTGTTACTGCGGTTACATGGTGTGGATTTTCTGTATAGTCTTTCATAACTTTGTCAAGACATTCGTCTTCGTTACGTTCCCATGCTTTACGGAACTTTTTAATAATAGTGCCGTCTGCTAGTGTATATTTAAGGCTATTACCTTCTTTAGATAATAAACCTTTACCCTCAATCATGTCAACTAAACCACTATAAGGATTCATACCTGTTTCATAAGGGATCTTGACTTGCACTGATTCAAAGGGTTTGGCATAACGTGTTTTCATAATCTTACAAGCAGCCCTAATACCATTTACTTCTGAAACCTTATTGCCATCTTCATCTTCTTTGAGTTTTAGTTTACGCATAGCAACTACAATACTACTTGCATAGATAAAGCCTTGTCCACCAGAGATCTTGTCATCTGGATCAAACATATCTTGGCTTGCGTATGTGTGTGCAGTTGTTACTAATCCAATGTTTAAGTTACCAAACATATTAACACAATTACGTACCAATGACGCTAGTGCTTTTGGCTTACGACCCATGTCACCCTTCATGTCACCAGCTTCAAACTGATTAACGTCTGTGGGTGTTAATAGCATACCTAAACTATCAACCACAAATAAAACTTTTGGGCGCTCTCCTTCAGGTATCAATTTATATTCTTTAACAAATTCACTGATCATTTTAGCAACGTCGTCGATCATTGCCATGTTTAGTTTTAATAGTTTGTCTTCACTGGTGTCTACATTTAAATCATGCAACCATTTTTCATCTAAGGCATTCTCTGTATCAATAAGGATAACATATACCCCTGCTTTTTGAGCATTGGATACTAAATTACCTGAGCAGATAAAACTTTTACCAGCACCAGATTCTCCGGCAAACACAGTAACTTTGCCTAATGGTACTCCTTTATAAAAGTCCCCACTAATCAAATAATTTAGTGCATAGTTGTTTGTGCTGATCCAATCAGTAGGATCATTAAAGCCTACACTGATACCGTCAATGCTTTTTGTAATTGATTTTCTAAATTTGCTTACGTCAAATGGTTTGCCCATAATTGCTTTCCTTAAGTTTATATAATTGTGTAAAAATTTTACTGCTGTCTAATCCACGCCTTTGATCTAATAGAGCTAACTGTCTAAATGAGTTTGGTAAGTTTGCTTCATAGGGCATTGTTACATAACTCAAAAGATTTTTATAACTATCTTCTAATAGAAATCCAGGTTTTTGTTTTATAAGATTAATCAGTTTTTCTTTAATTGATTGTAACTGATTTTTTGGCAAATGTCTAATATTTAGGTAATCCGGAGTCAGCAATGCCCCAATTATAAAGCTATTATTATGAAACCCTAGCCCTTTAAGATATTCCACGCAGGTAAACATACTTTGATAGTTTAATAAAAAATATAGCATATTGAAGGATATTTTGTGATCAAGTCCCTTTATAGTATGCAAATTGTTCAAAAAGTCCTGCCAAGAGCCGCCATAACGAACATATTCGTATTCTTCTTCAATTGTCTCTACACTGACTGTCCAGTGTACGTTTTTAAACTTGCATACTAGATCAAAAATTTTAGTATCTATTTTACTTAGATTGGTGTTTATTCTCAAATTGACGTTGGGGTCAAGTAAATCCAATAGCTCTAAATTTTCTTTCATCAGCAATGGTTCACCCCCAGCTAAGTAAACGTGTTTTAACTTCTTTGCATGGTTAAATATGTATTCTTTAAAATCAGCTCGTTGTTGGTCAGTTGGTAATACCTGTGTAGTATTCAATTCACTTGCCCATCGGCTGCTAAATTTTGGGCTACAATAAACACATGCTTGATTGCATAAATTAGTCCAACGAATATCCGTCGTGTATAAATCAAAATTTCCATCTTCGTATGTTTTTACCGGGATATCCTTTAATTCTCTTATGTAAAAAACACGATCGCTGATGATGTCAAAACCCTTTTTATTGTTTTCTAAATCTTTGCAGGTGTGGCAACTAGGCACTGGCAACTTGTTAATAATCTTAGATTGTCTTGATTGATTTTCATCGCCTAGCAATATATCCCCAATGTTGTCAATTTTTATATCACCAATTGGCATA